CGATGCGCTCACACTCTTCCGGATAGATCGTCAGATCCTGCCCGTGCTTGCACATGTAGGAGATCATCGTCGCGGTCAGAACCTCGTCCGGGTAGGAATACTTCGGCAGCTCTCGTCTCAGTTCCTTGCGGTACGCATCCGCAGCAGTCTGAACGAGGTCGTGCAGTTCTGCGACTGCTCTGATCTTCGCCGTGTCCAGGTTCGTGATGAACCCAGTGTCCACGACTGCTCCGTTCTCATACGTGACGGAGACGCCCTCCGCCATGTAACACACGTCGCAATCGCGTCCGGATCCGAAAAGGGTCAGCGACGGTGCGAAGAGGAAGAACGCGACGTTCTTCTCACAGTAGAACCGGATGATCTCGGTCAGGATAGAAAATGGAGGGTTATCCACGACCACATCCGTCGTCCTGTACTCTTCGGCCTGGTAGTTTCCGCCCGGATAAAACGGACGGATGAACCGCTTCCGGTTCACGCCGTACTCTTTGGCCACCCAGTCCGCGACTGCATCGTATACGCCTTCCGGTGTGTAGCAGTCGTCTGTCGTTTTCTTCGCCTCAAACTTATCCAGGAAGTCGTTGTATTCTTCATTCCCTTCCTCACGGCTGTCGTCCTTGCGGTTCTCTCTGTCGAACCACTCGTTCTGGCGGCTTTCCGGTTTGAAGCCGAAGGTCTGCATGTCGATCAATGTGAAGTTTTCAAGTTCCAGGTCTAACTTCTCGAAGTCCCAGGTCGCGAGCTCAGAGACTTTATTGTCTGCCAGACGGAACGCCCGGATCTGTTCCTCGTCTAAGTCGTTCGCGTAGATCACCGGCACCTTCTTCAGTCCTAACTGCTTCGCAGCCTTCAGTCTGGTGTGTCCTGCTACGATCACGCCTTCCTTGTCCGCTACGATCGGGACCTTGAAGCCGAACTCCCGGATGGATGCAGCCACCTGGTCTACGGCGTCATCGTTGAACCTGGGGTTCATGCGGTATGGTGTCAGTTTTTCGATGTCTACTTCTACGACTTTTATCATTTGACCCTCATCTTCTGCCCGGTGATTATCAAATTCTTGTTTTTTATGTTGTTCCACGCCATCAGCTGCTTCTGCGTGGTTCCGAACTTCTTCGCGATCGCGCTCAGCGTGTCGCCCTTCTTTACGGTGTAATAAACAGCCCCGTCATCTGCGGGCTTTCCGACGCCCTTGTCAACCAGTTTCTGGATGGCCGCGTAGTTATAGCCGGCCGCCTCGAGTCTCTCTTTCCTGCTCGGCTTGTCCTGCATCGTGCCCCATTTTCCGGCCCACACCTCGGCCGCGATCTCTTCGTTCGTTTTCTTCGGTGTAACCGGTGCCGGCTGCGGTGCTGCTCCGACTGCCAGCCCGTAGTTCTGGGAGCAGTCCACGTTTCCGCTGATGCCGTTCACGTGTCCCTTGCTGGTATATTGCCAGGCCACCATGCCGGAGACGTTCGGCTTCGTGGATCCGTAGCACGCCACCCACTTCGGGAACTCGTTAAGGCCCTTCAGGTAGTTGCGCCACCAGTTCAGGTTCGCATAGATGCCGACCTTGTAGCCATTCTTCTGCAAGAGATCGCACCAGACTCTCGCCCGGTCTACGGCTCCTGCTTCGGTTCCTGCCTGCTCCAGGTCGTAGAACACAGGGTAGGTCATCCGGTCCTTGTATGGTCCACACAGCCTCATGGTGTGCTCTGCTTCACCTTTTGCGGCGGATGCCGTCTTGGCGTAGGAATAGAGATACACGCCGAAGGGTATGCCCAGACGGATGCACTCCTCCACGTTCCGCTGAAACTTCGGATCGTGCTGGCTTGCTATGTCCTGGCCCCATCCGCACCGGATGATTGCGCCCTCCACTCCGGCAGCCTTTACGGCTTCCCAGTTGATATTTCCCTGAAAGTTTGAAACGTCAATGACCATGCTCAAGCACCTCCACGCGTCTTTCTGTCTCTGCTTGCCTCTCCTCGAGGATATACGTCCGCTCAATGACAGAATTATGCTTATCCACGCGCTTTTCCAGTTGTTCGATGCGGTAACTCATCAGCTTCATGCCGCCCCAGGATCCCAGGGCCGTGCCTAAAAGACTGAGACCTCCGACGATGATCGCGGACCAGTCCATTACTCGCCCTCCTGGTGACCACTGTCAGCCAGACCCTCGGCGATTGCGTAGCCGATCACAGTCGCACCGGCCATGATCAACGCTGCCACCTGGGCCGCCTGACTTTCGCTATAATTCAAAAAGACCAGAAGCATTGATACAAACGAGGCCACGCTCATCCAGAGCTTCCGGCTCGTCAGTTTCCGCTTCCAGTCTATTGTTGTTTTGGTGTTATTTTGTTCGTTCATGTGCACCCCCTGCGGTGAAACTACACTCCCTCACTACTAACATAACACCGTTGACTGTTTTGGTCAACATAAAATTGACCGAAAAAGTCAATTTTTATAAAAATTCCTGAATCGGCACTACAGGCGTCCCGGTTCCGATGGCGTAGCCGTACTCCTGCTGGCATCCCAGGGACTTCTCCCACCCGGGAAGCTGTACCAGATAATCGCACCGCGCAAGCAGATCAATGCAGAACGTCATGATCTGGTCCCAGGTCATATCCTGCACCGGAAGGACCCGGTTGAGTTCTGCCGGATTCACTACGGCGTAGCCTCTGGACGTGAGCTGCTGCTCGACTGCCTTGAACTTTTCTTTGTATCCTGCGTCTCCCGTGATGGGTCCGCTGATGTATAACAATGGCTTCATTTCTCTGCCCTCTCTTTCTCTCTGTCTTTTGCTCTGATCTCCAGCCGGATCGCTGCGATGCCTGCCTTCGTCAGTTCCGGGTCTCCTGTCCGGTAGCCCCGCTTCAGCAGCATCTGGTTCTCCCGCTTTGTGATCAGCACGAGGTTCTCGATGCTACAGTTCGTCTTGTCTCCGTCTAAGAACGTGACCATCATCCCCTCCGGGATCGGCCCGTTGTGTTCCTCCCAGACAGCCCGGTGCAGTACCTCCCATCGTTCCCACTGGCTGCCCTCCATGCTTTTCTTCCGCAGAAGGTAGCCGTCACGCGTCTGCCGGATGTCTCCGACTTGTAGTTCGTTCACCGGATGGTGTCCCGGCTTGAACCTTGTCTTCGCGCTTCTGGCGATGGCCTCCGGGCTCGCGTACTCTTCCATCCGCTTGCCCTTGTTGCCCGGTTCCCTGCCTTCTCGGAACCATCCCGTCAGCCCGGACTTGATCCCGTGACGCTGCCGGAACTGTTTCAGCCCGCTCGGCGTGAAGTGGGTCCCGAAGCGCTCGTTCACCATGTCCGCCATCTCCTTCGACGGAACGCCCCAGGAGTTGTCCCTCACGTACTCATACAGCCCCTCCGGATAGTTGGCCTTCATGTATTCCTCCTTGCTCCGGCCGTGCCCCATGCCGTTTCGATATCCATGGTTTCCCCGGAAGGCCCTCATGCTTTCCTTCGTGAACTCGGTCCCGAAGCGCTCGTTGCACTCCCTCGCCAGATCTGCATCCCGCAGATGCTTGCACCATTCCCTTATGAAGTCGTGAACCTCCCGCGGGTACTTCCACTTCATTCCGTGCCCCCATTTTCTTCCAGGAACGCCGGAAGGCCCTGTGCCCGTCCGTGCCCGAACTCGTCCTGGTACTTGTAGGCCTCGAAGGCCAGCTTCCCGTTTGCGATGATCTGACCGGCGATGTCGGTCATCGCCTTGGCCCTCTGGATCTCCTTCTCCAGTTCCTCGCCGCTCAGTTCGTCGTCGTTCAGTCTTTCCAGTTGTTCAAAAAGGTGGTTGTTCAAATCTGCCAGTTTGTTCTTCGTGTTGCTCATTTCTCTGCCCTCTCTTTCAATGCCGCCAGGAGTGCTTCCTGGCTTGTGTCTTTCCTCTTCAGTGCTCCCATGACCTGCTCGTCTACCGTGCCTTCCGCGACTAAGTGGTGCACGATGACCGTGTGCTCCTGCCCCTGCCGGTACAATCTGGCGTTCGCCTGCTGATACAGTTCCAGGCTCCAGGTGAGTCCGTACCACACGATCACGTGGCCGCCCGCCTGTAGGTTCAGGCCGTAACCTACACTTGCAGGATGCGCAAGCAGCACCGCGATGCGCCCTGCGTTCCAGTCCTCGATGTCCGATGCCTTCTCCAGCGTCCTGGCATCCGGGAACCGTTCCCGGATCGCATCCAGATCATGCCGGAAGGAATAAAACACCAGGACCGGACCCTGCGCCGTGTCTGCGATCTCTTCCAGGGCGTCCAGCTTTTCTTCGTGAACGCGAAGGACCTGCCCTTCGCTTGTGTAGACCCTGCCGTTCGCAATTTGCAGCAGTTTGTTCATCACAGCCGCAGCGTTCAATCCTACCACGGCATCCTCGCTGCTCTCCAGTTCGATCAGGCTTTCCCTTTCCATTGTCTTGTAGGCCTTGCGCTCTTTCTCCGTTAGCGCGACCGGTGTCACGCGGTCGATGCGGTCCGGGAGTTCCAGGTAGTCCGCCGCGCTCATACTCACGCACAGATCCCGCAGCTTGTCCTCAATGGCCTGCTGTGCTCCCTTCACTGGTTCCCACTGGAAGACGACGTAGCCGTTCCGCTTCCCCGGTCTGAAGTACTTCTCCCGGTAGGATCCGATTGTGCGGCCCAGGCGTTCACCCTGGTCCAGGAGATACACCTGCGCCCAGAGATCCATCAGCCCGTTCGGACTCGGCGTTCCCGTCAGGCCCACGATGCGTTTCGTGCACGGTAGCGCCTTCTTCAGCGCCCGGAACCGTTTCGCCTGCGGGTTCTTAAAACTCGATAACTCGTCGATCACGATCATGTCGAAGGGCCAGCCCTTCCGCAGTTCCGTGTAATGATTGATAAGCCATTGCACATTGTCGCGCCCGATGACGTACACGTCCGCGTCCTTCGCGAGTGCTGCCGTCCGCTGTGCTGCCGTTCCCATCACCTTCGAGATCCGCAGCGCTTGTAGGTGGTCCCACTTCCGGTGCTCCCTCGTCCAGGTGTCCTCGGCCACTCGCTTCGGTGCTATGACCAGCACCTTCCAGACTGCGAAGTCCTCAATCAGATCCTGGATGGCTGTCAGCGTGATCACAGTCTTGCCTCAGCCAAGGCCCATATCCAAAAAGAGCCCGACCGCTGCGTCCTCTTCCACGCGCTCGATCGCTTTTCGCTGGTACTCGTACGGATTGAACCTCATGTGGCATCACCTCCTTCCAGCAGTTCATCGACCTGCGCCTTGCTCCAGACCGTGCGCACTTCGACGCCACGCCTCCGGATACGTTCCTGCTGCCAGACCTGGATCGGTTTCAGTCTTCCGCCCTTCGTCTTTAATTCCACGAACAGGATCCGCCCGCCGGGGAGTATCACCAGCCGGTCTGGCACACCATCGTTCCCGGGGCTGGTAAACTTAAAAGCCACACCTCCCAGTCGTTCGATCCTGCACGCCATGTATTTTTCTATGTCTCTTTCTCGGTCCATTCTTCCTCCCTTCTGCCTAAGTGGGACAGCCTCCTCGCATATACGCGTATATGTGCGAAAATGCGTGTTTTAAGTGCTATTTTTATACTTTTTTCTTTGTTTTCGCTCTATATATAGCAAAAGGCTGTCCCGGCTGTCCCAAAACGCTCGCGCGCCCTTTATTTATGCGGCTTCCCAGGTGGGACAGCCTACTGGGACAGCCTCGGGACAGCCTGGGGCTGTCCCACCTTTTTTCTGGGACAGCCTGAGGCTGTCCCATAGGGTGTCCCGGGGGCTGTCCCAGAGGCTGTCCCACTTTTTTTTCACGGCTTCCGGACATAGCAGCGGACCCTTCCGTAGGCCCTGTCCCGGTGTCTTTTATCGTTTCCGGCTCTCTCCCATTCCGGCAGCCTTGCCATGATACTCGCGATCTCGTAGCCGTCCTGCTTCTTCCAGGAGTTCCTGGACTTCCCGAAGCACTCGCAGAAGATCTCCATGCAGCTGACCCTCATCCGCTGCATCGTGCCTTCGCTCTTCGCCTTCAGATCATCATCTCGGAAGTAGTCCACCCGGTCGTCCAGGCTCTTCTCATACCAGTCCTCCGGCAGCAGCGTGTTCAGATACTCGACCACGATGCCCTCGCGCTCATCATACTCCAGCGCCTGCTGCTGCATCTTCTCCGCTTCCTTCTCCATATCTGCATCCAGGTACGTGGCCTCGCCCTCCGCCAGATACGCGAGCGCCTCCGCCCAGATCTGGTCGATCTCGCTTTCCTTGATCTTCCATGGGCCCTCTCCGCCTTTGACCGGAACCGGCCAGAACCGGCGGTTTCCCGTCACATCACGCAGGAATCCGGTGTCGCTGTTGGTCGTTCCGAAGATCACCGTCACCCTGGGATGCTTCTCCACGGTCCTGCCGTATGCCGGGCGGTACTCATCCACCTGGCGCGAGATGAAGCCCTTGATGATGTCCACGTCTGCCTTCCTGGTGCCCTGCATCTCTCCGATCTCCATGATCCAGACGCCGCGCAGTTTCTCCGCCGCTGTCTTGTCCCTGGTGTCTGTCAGGCTCAGCGAGTCGCTGAACCATTTCTTCCCGAGCATCCGCAGCAGCGTGCTCTTGCCGATCCCCGGCGGACCATCTAACACCAGGACGGTGTCGAACTTGCAGCCGGGCTCCAGGATGCGCTGCACGCATCCTACCAGAGTCTTGCGCGTGACCTGTCTGATATATTCCGTGTCCGGTGCTCCAAGGATCCGGATGAACAGATCGTCCACGCGTTCCAGGCCGTCCCACTCCGGCAGGCTTGCGATGTACTGCTTCATCGGGTGGAACCCTCTGCGGTTCACCACGCCGTTGAACGCTGCCATCATCACACGGTCTGAGAAGTCCACGCGGTAGCGCTTCGAGATATAGCCGAAGAGTCTGGAGTAGTCCGCATCCCGCCAGAACTCGTTCTCATGGGGCCAGGGTACGTCCTCCGCCCCGTTGCCTCTGTGGATCTCCACGCCTTCGGTCATTTCGTTGTAAACGATGCCCTTCAGTTTCAGGTCGTTCTCGAGGATCAGCTCGCAGTTCTTCACACTCGGGAAGTATTGCCCCTGCTTGCTAACCTCCAGCAGTGCCATCCATCCGATGTCTGGCTTCGGATCCTTTTCTGCATCCGTGTCCACGCTCACAGGCTCGCCGAACTCTTCCGCCGCTTCCTGCTGCCGTTCTCTGGCAATCTCCAGGCGCGTGCCCGGATCAGCCGCCGCGAACTCTACCATGGCTTTGTATGACGGCAGGGACGTCCCCGCCTTCGTCGGATCCGCGTCCTCATCCAGGTGTCCGAACTTGTGGATCCTCACCAGGTCGAACGCGTTGCACAGTTGCCCGGATGCAGGGTCCGTGGAATGGTTCGAGAACGCGAAGGTCTCGCCATCGTATACGACCAGACCGGCCGCAGTGCTTCCCGCTTTGAACGTGTATCTGTCGATTTTAGCCGTCTCTTCGTAAACATCGGATAAAAATGCGCTGATTGCTTCCGGGACCGTGTATGCCCGGCAAAACGCTCCCACAAGGCCCTTCTTAGCGAGCGGGTCGCCCTGCTTTTCTGCCTGCTTCTTCCGGGCTGCGTTCATCCCGTCCGGCTCCGGCCAGTAACTCATATCGGTCCAGTCGGGGTACTCTGCCAGAACGTCGTCCGCCTTTAAGATCGGCAGGTCCTGGAACTTAAACACCGGAACCACGTCCGAACTGTTCGACGGCCAGTACATGAGGCGCGACGGCTGGAATGTTGACGGGTCGAAGTACTGCATCCCGACCTTCTCCGCGATCTTGCGCGCGATGGCCTCATACTCTTCCGCGCTGACCTCCCGGTCCAGCGGCATCAGCAGCCGCAGCCTCGGCTTGTCCGGGCAGTGCTTGTGCGTGGAATATATGCACATAGCGTGCAGCAGGTCCTCCTCCAGGCTGTCAGTCAGACTCTCCCACAAATCTGCGGGCGGGAAGTCTAAGTCCAGCGTGATGATCTGGCGGCTCTCCACCATTCCGCTCTTCCTGCGTCCTTCTTTTAGGTGTCCGCCGACGAAGCCGCCGATATCCTTGATCCGGTCCTGCTCCGTCTTGCTCATCTTCATATACTCGGCGTGCGTTTCTCCGGTTGTTACGCTTTCGGATAATTTGCCGAGCAGCCCGGACCAGTTCAGGGTCCGGTTCTTCCACTTCGTCTCGAAGCGGTTCTTCCCCGTGGCGATGGCCAGGCCCACGTCGTTCCTCAGTCCTAAGATCTTCAGTTTTTTCAGTTCAGCTCCTGCAGCCATGACTCGATCACCTCCTGGTTCATGTCTAAGTCTTTAAGCATCCGGCGGAAGTGCGCCAGTCGTTTCTCCTGGGCACTCCTTGCCGGTTGTCCGTCCCGGACCTGCTCTAAGAAGTAGCGCTGGTCAACTAACACACGGCCGCGCACTTGTTCGATCCCTCTGAGCAGGTCTTCCATGAACTCCTTCTTCGTGACTTCGCACCACTGCAGGTCCACGATCTTTTTCTTCAGTGTTGTCAGGTCTGCCTTCCTGCACGGAAAGAACAGCTCCGTATCTATTTCACACCACCCGCATGATCCCTCGGGTGAACTATAACCTATCGTCGTTCTCATCGTCGTCCTCCATCATCTTTTCCACTATTATGTCCGCCAGGACTATGGCCGCTGCGATCATGGCGAGGATCACAGTCACCACCACTCGCGTCATGGCTTGAACGGCTCCGGCATCGGAGCCCAGGCGATCACCTTGTCCCATTCCCAGAACTCCAGGTACGGGCCATCCGAATCCTCATAGAACGTGTCCGTCGCCACGCAGAGGTCGCCATTCTTCGCCTGGAGAGTGAGCAGCACCCTCTGGTCATCTTCCGGAAGTTTGCAGTCAAAGACGAGCGCGTCGTCGTCCTCGTCTAAATCCAGGTCCGCGCGCTCCTCTTCTGTTAGTTCTCTAAATTTGATCTCGGTCCACTCAATCTCTGCCACTTGCACGATGGTCGTGCCCTTTATCTTGCTTTCCATTTACTCGCCCTCCTTCTTGTGCTTTTCAATCCAGGCCTGCAGCTTCTCCTCGCGTCTTAAGTAGTCGTCTACGATGGACTGCATGATCTGGATGTCGTGTTCGCGTTCTGCCCTGCTCTCCCGCAGGTTCTTCAGCCTCTCCGTCGCCAGCAGGAGCAGTTCGTCCGGCGTGTCGTCCTCCGTCGGCTCATTTTTGAGTGCTCGGTCCTTCGACTTTTCTTTGACTATTTCCGACTTTTCCTTGACTATTTCCGGCTCCTCAATTTTGAGGGCCCGCCTTGCCATTTCTGTCAGGTATGCCTTCTTCGGTTCCTCATCCTTCACGGGTTCCGACTCCGTCGTAGACTTCCGTCCCGGCTTCGGTGCGTTGATCCCGTTGCGCTGTAATATCTTCCGGATGCAGTCCTTGCTGCACGCGTTCAACTCCGCCAGGACTCCCACCTGGCTGCGCTTGTCTTTTGCCTCTTTATACGATCTCACGATTTCGCTGTCACTCATCTGCATCGGTCTGTTCCTCCTTCTCTCTTCTTTCGTCTTCTCGCGTCCAGGCCTCGAGCGTTAAGCATACCCCGATAAAGTAGCCGGGAATGAAGCCGAGGACAAATATTGTCATCAGTTCGTCTAACAATACAACCCAGTCAATGCTTGCCATTCTGCTCTCCTCTTTGCTTTATCGCGTGTTCGCTGTCAAAGTACATATAACCAGCCGCTGTTTTCGGAAACTTCGGGCTTTTCATATCTTCCAGGACTTGCTTCATAATGGCTTCGTTTAATTCTCTAACCGCTTCTGCGAGTCTTTCGTTCTCTTCACTCAGGAACGGGCACCTTGCGCAGGTCTCGTCCTTCTCCCTTTTGCATCGCTCACACCATGCGCCCATTTATTCGCCCTCCTCTATCTTCTCCGCCCACTTGCAGTAGTTGTCCTCTTCTGTTTGGAGCGGTACACCATAAGACAGATCGCGGAAGCAGCGGCAGCCGTCACCCGCTCTGCGGAAGTGCTTGCAGTTAGCGCAAGTTATGAGTTCACGGAGTAGTCTAAACTCGACCGGAACCACTTCCTCCCAGGCGTTCGTCTCTTCGTTGTACGCTATCGTCCACTCTTCAGGATCCGAGCACGGAACCGGAGTGCATACAAAAAGCACTGGCTCCATTTTTAGTAGTTCGTCTTTTTTGATCTCCATCTATTTGTCCTCTCTTCTTTGATTATTCCGATCAGTCGCGCGATCATAATAACCAGGTACACGATCAGCATGCTCAATAAAAACCAGTGTCCGTTCATCTATTTGCCCTCCTTTACTTTGTACGGCTCCGGGAAGCTCATCCAGAAGATCCTGCCCTTCCGGAGCGTGACATCCGTCGACTCGAAGCCCCAGGCATCCTCCCAGAGATCCGTCCAGATGTTCTTTCCGTCGGTCATGATGACCTCTTCTCCGTCATCCGGCAGCTCCGAGAGGAGGCGGATGATGTCTTCTCCGTCATCGTTCTCCACTGGCTCCCAGAGCACCTCGGTCCAGTGCATCCCCTTCGTGTGCTTGATCTGCTTCACCAGGTCGTCCATCTCCTTCTGGCTCTTGCAGTCGACTATCACTGTGTACGTCGGCTCGTTGTCTACTATCTTAAATTCCGTCTGGAATTGTATGATTTCACTCATGTCTCTCCCTCCTTCTTCTCAAAGTGATCACAGAGGATCGGCTCATACAGGTCATGTTCCACGATGTGCGGAGCCCTTCCGAGTTCCTTCCAAATCGGAGACGCGCAGAAAGCGCCTGGTAGATGCTTTCCTTGTGTCAGCGTTGTGCGCAGATGTTCGCAGTCGATGCAGCGGACCTTCTTCTCGTCCAGCCGCTTTCCGCAGCTCGGGCAGTAGTTCAGCGCATAGCTGCCATACGCTACGCTGCCGCCCTTTTGTATATCTTCTCTGAGGACTGCGACGAAGGTGCTCTTTCTTCTTGCCTGCTTCTCTTCGAGCAGTTCCTTCAGTTCCTTGTAGTCTTCGCAGAATTTACAGCTCATCCCTTTTCCTCCCTTAGTCTTTCTTGTAAAACTCCGTCTCGTATGTTTCACCCTTCAGCGGCAGACCGTCCGCCCACTCCGGCGTCAGGCTCATCAGCCTGGTGATCTCTTCCGCTGCGTTCTCTTTGCTGTTTGGCACGTCTACGATCATCTCGTCATGGACGTGCATCACGATGTTGTACCCTGCATCCGTCACCCGCTGCATCGCTGCTGCTAGGCAGTCCCGGGCGATGGCCTGCGTCACGTTCTCGACCAGTTTGCCGCCGTAGGTCTCAGCCTCGCCCCAGCGCTTCGTCTCCTGGTTGACGCCCATATACACGATGGACTCGCGCCCCGTGTTCATTTCGTAGCGAATATAGGCATCAACGTAGCACAGTTTCCGGCCTCCAGGCAGTTTAATGAAAAGGCAGCCGTGCTTGTGTGAAAACTCCACACCGTGCGGCAGCTTCACCCTCCTGTGTTCCTTGATCGCTGTCTTCGCTGCGGTCTCGTAGTTGTACCACAGCCGCACGATCTTCGGGTTCGCCTTCCTCCAGGCGTCCACCACGGCTTGCAGTTCGTCGTCCGGAATGGATCCGCCTCTGTCCATGGCCCGCATCGCTCCGATGCCGCCCTGGTAGCCGCAGGCCAGCGTAGCGACCTTGCCCTTCGCTCGCAGGTGTCCGTTCTCTCCGTGCTTTACGACCGGCACCCGGTACATCATGGACGCGGTCTCGCAGTAGATGTCCTTGCCGTCCCGGAACGCATCCAGGACCCACTGCTCCCCGGCCATCCAGGCCAGGACTCTGGCTTCGATCGCTGAGAAGTCGCTGACCACGAACCGGCTGTTGTCGGACGCGATGAACGCGGTCCGCACCAGTTCCGAAAACACGAAGGCCGTCTCACCGAAGAGGGTCTGCAACGTGTCAAAGTCTCCGGCTGCTGTCAGTTCTCTTGCCAGATCTAAGTCCGGCAGGCTGTTCTTGGCCAGGTTGTGCACCTGTACCAGACGGCCCGCCCATCGCCCGGAACGGTTTGCGCCATAGAACTGAAGAATCCCGCGGAGCCTTCCGTCCTCGCAGACTGCGTCCAGCATAGCCTGGTACTTTTTGACCGATGCCTTCCCGAGTGCCTGGCGGATCTCCAGGACCCTGCGCACGTTCTCGGGGATGTACTGAAGGCTCAGCGCTGCGCTGACGGTCTCCTTCGTGACCTGTGTGAACGGTACGCCCTGCGCGTTCAGCCAGTCCTTCAGCTGTGAGACACTGTTCGGGTTCTCCAGCCCGGTCAGTTCCTGCGCTTCTTCGAGCAGTTCCCGGCTCCGCCGGTTGTCAAAGTCCACAATCTTGTCCACCATTTCCACATCCACGCGGATGCCCCGGTCGTTCATCCTCTGATCTAAGCACCACAGCCTCCACTCGGGCTCGTAGAGTTCCTCCATCTCGTCGAGCATCTTCGCGATCGCTCGCTCTGCCACCACGTCCTGCGCGTTGTACTGCCTGAACATTTCCCACTTGTTCGGGTCGTGCTGAGGCAGATTCCTGGTCCGCTCTCCGTTGCTCCTGGTCGCCTTGCAGGGCTTGCAGAAGTACTGGATGAGCGCCTTGCCCTGCTTGTCCTTCTGTTCGTCCTTCGGAAGATCTAACGCAGCGCCGACGGCTGCCAGACTTCCGGGCAGTCCCAGGGTCAGCGCCCGGACCTTGGTGTCCACCCACTGCTCCGGCGGCATTTCCTTGCCCGTGTACTTTGCCAGGCATGTCCGCTCGAACGGAGCGTTGAAGGCGTGCTTCTCAACCGTCGGATCCACGAGCGCCTTCCAGAACTCCCGGTCGCTTTCCGTCTTCCCAGGATAGCCGTCACGCATCAGGTCGATGACGTGCACGTCCTGGTCCCCGAACGCGTAGCCCACAAGCATGACGTCAAAGTCGGGGGCCTCCGTATATCGGTAGACCCCCGCATCTGCCAGATCAACAGAGCTGAAGGTCTCTATGTCGATACTCAAAACAAACCTCTTGCCCTCTGTCATGTTGTCTGTCTCCCTTCCTTGTATCTGTCGTACTCTCTAAGCTCTGCGCGCATCCTCCGGATCGCTTTGCCGTAGTCCTTCCGAAGGTGCGCCGAGCCGCTTTTCTGCCTTGCTTCTTCCAGGCGGTTGATCTCCGCCTGGAACGCTTCCCGCTGCTTGTCTCTCTTAGAAGTCGTCATCGTCGTCCTCGTCAACCTTGAAGCCGTCGCCGAAGTCGCTCTCAGCCGAAGCTCTGGCTCCTCCGAGGGGCTCGCCGTCCTTGATCTTCTGGATGTTATTGAGCCCGGCGCCGACGCCCTTGTTGCCCTTCGCATCGTACGGGAAGAAGTTGATCGAAGCGCGGCCCCAGCATCCGCTGTAGACCTCTTCGGGGTCCAGGATCTCGTTCAGATCCTTGTCCACGATGCCCGGCTTGTTGTTGCTGGATGCGTTGAGGAAGTACATGCCCTCATACTCTTCCGCCTCTTCTGCTCTCTCCTCGTCTCCGTCACGGAGCGGGGTGCGCAGGTTCGAGGGTCTCTTTCCGCCCCACTTGGTGCTAACGCC